GTTATCTTGTCCTAAAACTTTTAATTTATCTGCAACTTGTAACAACTCAGTATTAGTTAAATATCTTTTTCTTTTTTGTTCTCTATTTTTTGGTATGTGGGTTGCAGGATTATTTTCTATCAAAGATAAAGTAATTGCTAAATTAAACATAGCTTTAAGCAAACCAAGACATTTATTGGCAGTAGTTTTGGACCTATCGCTAATTTTAAAATGAGTTTCTGCTATCTCACCTCGCACTACTTTATTTACTTTTTTTGCACCTAAGTCTTTTTTAAGATTGCGTTCATATAACCGTACTATCTGTTGAATAGTTTTTACTTCTCTTCTGCTTAAATCTTGCAGGTATAAATTAAAAAGCTCATTTATTTGCATATATTTTCTCGCTGTATTTTTGTGTAGTAAAGAGTAAACAATTTATAAGATTTTTACAAGTTTTAAATTAATTTTCTTTATGCTCGACAATATTTTTACACCACCAATACAACAAATCTTCAGTCAAACTATGTTTTAAAATATTTACTCTGCCACAAACCAATTGAATATTGTTAGGGATATACCAGATATTAGGATTGATTCTATCAATGCTTACATTCAAATCTTTTTTGCCTTGACCATCTTTGTGATAAGTCATGTATAAACCAGTCAAGGCACATTTGCCTTGTTGTGCGTTCCAAACTGCAATTAAATCTTCAACCTCTATGTCAAACACTAATTTTGGATTATCTTTTGTACGAGAAGATTTTAACTGCACATACAAACTTTTTAAGTATGCTTCAGGAGTTTTACTTTTGTTTTTGTTTTGATTGACTCTACGACAAGCGACACAAGTGTTGCGATAAAATTTGCCTTTGGCATTAGTTGATTCAAAAGTTTTTAAAGAAAATGATTTGCCACAACCAATGCACTTTCTTTTATCTTTTGTTTCAGGCATATCATATCCTTTATATAGCTCTGGACATTTTTTATTGTTGCTGATCTTCTTTTTGCATAAATTCAAGTAATTTATTTAAATTTTCTTTTTGATTGTCTGGTATTGCTATTTGAGTAATAGGTGCTGCACCACTTCTCCCTAAAATACCAGGCGTTTGCAGTAACCCCATTGTTGGACTTACTCCAAAAGGTCTTTGATACACTAAATCTGCTAACATAGCTGGGCCAACTAATTGGCTTAAATTTTCAATAGGCCTTTCAAACACTCCAGCAGCTACCAACCTTGATGCTGTTGCTGAGTCTGGAAACGCTCCACCTAAAACATCTTCTGCTAATTCAGCGGTTTTTTGTAATGGCATTTGCCCTTTTAATAATTTTCTTTTTCTTTTTGATTTGTCAGCTTTTCTTAATGCTCGTAAAAGTTGCGCTGGAGTGAATATACCATCTCTTATTGCGCTTTGAGCCATAGCATCTGTAACAGGTATAAGATTTCTATAAACAGTATTTATTTTTTGTAAATCTGAAGCACTTGGGTTTTGTAATTCAATTTCTTCTCTTAATTTATTTTTAAGTTGTTTGAAAACTATACCTATTTCTCCTTCAAAACCGCCTTTTGGTAAAAAATTTCTTTCTAATGAACCAAATTCTGTTTCTACATTTTTTAATTTTTTACCAGATAAAGAATTATCTTTTGCTTGATTAGATATATTTCTTGCAACTTTTTTAACTACAAAATTTTGAGCTTCTTCTGAAAGATCAGATTCCTCTATTATGTCCAACATTTTATTTTCAAGTTGCCCAATTCTTGATATTTTTAATTTTGGTAAAACAGTTGCGTATGCCTTATCTATTTCATTGTCAATAAAATCGTAGGCTTCAAATCCAGCTTTGTTTTTTGGCAATTTAATACCTAATGGAGCTATTGCTTCATTAAGCAAAGCATTGTTTGTTTGAATCAATGCTTTTGTTCTTTCGTTTTGTATTACAGGGCCTATACCTGGATAAGATGTAGAAAATTCCTCTATAGCAGTAAATAGCCTAGATCCAATACTAGGAGTATCTCTAAATGATTGACCAATAGTAGGTGTAACTCCTTTTTTTTGTAATTCTATAGCTTTTTGTGATTTTAATGGAAGTATTTTTTGTGCGCCTTTTGCTAAAGTTCCTGCTGCTAATCCACCAGCAACCCCCCCAACAAGCCTTTCTGATATATCTCCTTCGGTAGCACCAGTTCCATAAATACCGCCTTCTATCGCTGCTCTTGTTCCAGTTCCCAACTTTGCTAAAGCTGTTCTACCTAAACCAGCTAAACCAGTCGTTAATCCACCAGCTATCTCTGCTCCGTATGCAACTACTGGTGCTTTTTCTCTTATTTGCTTTAAACCCTCTCTTGATTCTTTTAAAAATTCATCATAATTTTTTGATTTATCAAAAGTTGATCTTACAAAAGCCTCTGCTTCATCCCCATAACCAAAAAGAACTCCTTGTGCAAGTGATCTGCCAATATTTAACATTGGCGATTCCAATGCTTCTGATTCTTCTTCGTATTCTAATTTTTTTGGAGCAGCCATTATAAAGCTCCTTGTATATCTTCTTCGGTAAGAACTCTAAATTGTTTATTTATACCATCAAAAACAAATTGACCTTTTTTTAAAACTCCGTTTTTTACTTTTTCATCGAACTCATTGTCTGAAGCATAACTTTCATACAGATTTCCTAATTTGTCATCAGCATATTCTCCAAAACCAAGTAAATTTTTATTGTTTCTTAAATATTCATCTGCTAGATTTCCTCTTTTTTTGTTATATTCAAGCAAATTTTCTATTCCAGCAGTAATAACTAAGTTACCTTGAGTGGTTCTTCCTAAATTTGGAACAGCAGACCTAAATAAATCTATTTCTAAATCAGAAGTTGATCCAGAGCCAGGCACTCTCATTCTTGGAACCAAATAATTTGTTGTTGCTTCAAATAGTTCTTGTTGAGTAAAGTTATCTATTGTTTCTTGATCTGCAATCCCTATACTTACAGCAAAATTTCTAAAAGGCATTAAAAATTCTTCAACCCTGCCAGTTTTTAGTCCAGACATTAATTGATCTTTACTAATTTTTATTCTGCCAAGTAATTCTTCGTTGTTTTTTATTTCTTGGTCTATTTCTTTTTTTGTTGCAAAACCAGCTTTAGCTGCTTCTTTTGCAAATTCAGAATCTTGTTGTTGAATTAAAGATATTTTAGGACTTGTATCTTTACTAAAAACATAATCAGCATATTCGCTTGGGAAAAGTCTTGCTAAAGTTTGTTGCTCAGGAGTTAAGTTTGTTCCTAAAGTTTGTATAGTTTGTTGTCTTTGAAGTTCTTTTTGTCTTTGTCTTTCAGCTTCAGCTCTTGATTTTAAAAATTCTTGTCTTTCTAAAAAACCAGTGCCAATATCACGACCAGCAAACGCATCACTTAAAGCAAATAACAAATTACCAATGCCTTGTCTTCTGTTTAAATTATTTGCTTCTGTTTGCGCTTGTTGTTGTTTTCTTGTTTCTGCTTGAGCTATTGTATCTAAACGGTTTCTTGTTTGTGCTTGTTGTATTTGTGAAAATAAATTTGTTCCTTTATCTACAATACCAGAACCAGGCCCTAACAACGGAGAGTTAAAATTATAATTTAAACCTTGATTGTCAAATATACTAGCCATAATTAAGGTACTGGAAAATAATTTGGATTAAGTGTAGCTAATGATGGAGTAGAAGATGCAAAGCCAAATGGATTAAAACCACCCATAAATGCAGCTCCACCTAAACCTGCTGCTGCGCCTAATATATCGCCCAAGCCAGTTGATCTTCTTGATGTTTGCGTTTGACCGATAACGGCTGGAGAAACACCACCCGCAGCAGTCGTTAATAAACCTAATTGATAAGCTGGGAAGCCAAGCTCTCTATCAAACTCAGCTCTTTGAGCTTCTAATCTAGCTTGTGCTAATGCTTGTTGTTGGCCACCAACACCAGATAATAAACCTAAAGTACGGAATTGATCGGTCAATTGATTACCTAACAAATTAGCCTGTTGTCTTCTATTTTCTAATTCTAATCTAGCAGCAACTTCACCTTGTCTAGCTCTAGTTTCTAAATTAGCTAATTCTATTTGTTGTCTTCGAGCCGTATCAGCTTCAGCTAAACGAGTGGCTCTATCAAAACCAGCAGAACGTAATCCTGCTATAGTTTGTGCAGCTTCTTCTGCAAACGGTCGAGTCGCTTCACTTTCTATCAAAGCTGATCTTGACCCACCAAATGCACCTGCACCAATTGCTCGATCTTGCGCTCTTTGTGTTGCTATGTCTTGTCTTCGAGCAATATCTTCTAAAGCAGGTTGTAATACTGCTTCCGTGTATGGATCTTCATATTGTTGAAAATTTGTATCGAGCAAGGATGCGGCAGCTCCAGATACAGGAGAAAGCGTAGGGGAGGAAGCTGCCGCAAGTTCTGAAATTCTTTGTCTTGGGTCAAAATCCATGCTTTCGCTAAACAACCCTCTAGTAGATTGCATGGCTTGTAATTGGTCAGGAGTAAAACCTGCAACCATCTCACCAGTGTACGGAGTAAAAGGTATGTCAGCCGCAGCCATACCTCTGCTTGACATCTCTTGATAGAGGTCTTGTAAATAACCAGGTACGTTTGCTTCTTGTGTTGTTGTTGTTTTGCCTTTACTCATAATTCTTTAGTAATTATATGTTCTTCTTTAAAACCCAAATGTTTTAATTTACGCTTCCAACCTTTTCTGCCACCTGCATGGAGTCTTGTGATACCAGCATTTTTTGCAAAAATTTCAATAGAAGCTAACATTTCTTCTAATTCTTTATAATCCCCGCCACAAAACAATAAGTTCATGGCGTTTAATTGTGGAAATATAACAATTTCAGTTACAAATGCTGATTGTTTGCCAGTCCATAAATGGAACAATCCACATCTTATTTTATCCTCAATGTCGTCAATTGTATATTCCTTTTGATGTTTTACCGCAGGTTCAATAAATTGTTTGGCGTGTTGCCATTGTTGTTCCCATTCGGGAAGCTTAGTCACCTTTTGCATATTCAACCAAACTAGCAACTGTCATTATTCTATTGGCATCAGTAGCAGTTACTTTGATAATTTCACCTGCCGTTAAAACTAAATCTCTACTTAATAATTCTGCCGTGCTATTTCCTGCAACTGTAAAATCATCGTACAAATTAAAAACATTACTGCCAGTGTCGGTTAGACTGACATTGATTGTTGTAGAAGCTGCATTGTTGTTATTAACAATTATTGATTCAATAATAGCAAAATCAAAATCTGAAC